CCCCGGCGGCCTCTACGCGCAGGGCTTCGCGCATCTCCCCGCCGAGCTATTTACGCTCGTCGAAGTCCTCCCCATGTCCGAAGTCCTGCCACTACTCCCGCAACCCGAAGAAATCTAAACCCACCACAAACCATGCTCGAACAAGTATCCACCTCCGTAAAGTTCTTGGCGTTTTTCACAGCGTCGAAACAAGGCAAAACTGGCCTCACCGTCGCCGTTGACATCTACAATCCAAGCGGCACCCAGATCGTGACCGCAGGCAGCGCCACCGCCCTCGGCGGCGGGCTGTATAGCTACACGCTCTCGACCGACAATTCCTCGGAGGGCGAATACGCCGCCATCTTCAAAACCACCGACTCCACCGTGGACGCCCAGCACATACCAAGCCTCTGGGTCCTCGGCCGCGCCGGAGTCGAAAACCTCGACGCAACAACCAGCTCCCGCCTCGCTTCGGCGTCTTACACAGCGCCAGCAAACTCTGACATCACCGCGATTAAGAGCAAAACCGACAACCTCCCAAGCGATCCAGCAGACCAAAGCCTCGTCGAGTCCGCCATCTCCGCCCTCTCGATCCCGAGCGTGGTGCAGATCCGCACCGAGATGGATTCTAACAGCACCAAGCTGGCAAACCTCGACGCCACGGTGAGCAGCCGCCTCGCGCCATCGGGCACGCTTGCCACCGTCACCACCCTCACCAACGCCCCTACCGTCCCAACCGCAGCCGCCATCGCCACACAGGTGAGAACTGAGCTTTCGGTTGAGCTTGGGCGGGTGGACCAAGCCATCAGTTCGCGCCTTGCAGGCAGCGCCTACACAGCGCCAGCAAACAGCGACATCGCCGCAGTGAAAGCAAAAACGGACCTGCTCCCCGCCTCGCCAGCAGCGACCGGAGACATTCCGACCGCCGACATCACCGCGATCAAAGGCAAAACGGATCTGCTCGAGACAACCCGTTTGGCGCAGTGCAGCACCGTCGCCACCACCGGAGCCCAGCTCGCCGCCGCCCTCAGCTAATGGACACGCAACAAGCCACAGCCTCCTTCACCGGCCTCCTCGCTACGGCGACGGGGCTCGGGGTGTCGATGCTCCCCGAGATCGAGGCGTGGCTCCGAATTGTTTCGCTGCTCATCGGCTGCGCGGTCGGCCTCGCCTCGCTCTACGCCATCCTTAAACGAAAGCACCCCCATGAATAAATTCCTCTCGCACCTCAAACAGCCCTCCACCTTTCGCGGCCTCGCCGTCCTCGGCGGCCTCGCTGGATTAAGCCTTTCGCCCCAGCATTGGGAAGCCATCGGCAGCGCCGTGGCGGCCATCATTGCCGCCATCGAGATATTCCGCGACGAGCGCAAATGAGCACCCCGGCCAAGGTCTCCGCGACGGCCCTGTTGATCGGATACATTTTTGTGACGATCTCGTTCCTTACCGGCTGCACCACGCTCGGCGTCTCGCTCGAAACCGACTACGGCAGGTTCACCTACCAACTCCCCAAAATCCCCGCGCTCAAGGATAAATAACCACAGAGGACACAGAGAGCACAGAGGGAAAACTTCAAACTTAATTCTTAATTCTTAAAACTTCTGATGCTCCCCCCGATCCGCCCTCAACAAGCCAAGTCGAAGACGCAAGCCCTGCTCACCAAGGCCCGCGTTGCCGATGAGGTCGCGCTGGTGGGCATCCGAGGCTACTACCGCGACAGCATGGGAGTGCCAGGCGAGAACGACCGTGGCATTTATGACGATGCGATCTTTCTCGTTTCGCCCAACGCCTACGCCACCTTCAATGCCAACACCGATCCCTCGGTGCGCCGCAAAGGAATCGCCGTCCTCAAGCCTGGAGTCCACCGCTACCGCAAAGGCAAGCACGGCCTCAGCAAGCCCGGCGGCGGCTACCCCGCCCTGCGCCCCGCCACGCCTGGCGAACAACTCCCCGTGACCCGCGACGGCGAAGGCGACAGCATGGGAACCGCCATCAACCTGCACAAAGGAGGATACAACACTACGAGTTCGCTCGGCTGTCAGACGATCCACCCCACCCAATGGAGCGCGTTCGTCGCCCTCGTCTACGCCGAAATGGACCGCGCCGGTCAGAAGACAATCCCTTACCTGCTCGTCGAGGAGGGCAACGCATGAGCCGCATTCGCAAACCCAAAACCTCCCCACCCAAAGACCGCGAGGCCATCATGCTCCAGGTGCGCTCGTTGCTTGCCGAGCATTTCGATGTCGGCATTGCCGTGGTGAGTTGGGAGGACGAAGGCACGACCTACTACATGGACATAAAGTATGGCAACGACTACGCAGCAAAATCTCTCTGCCGCGAAGCCGAAGACATGCTCTGGCCCTACGAGCCAGACGAAGACGAGGAGGACGAAGAATGAAAACCAACAAACTGCAAAACATCGTTCACGCCAGCCAAGTCACCGCCGCGCAGAACGAAGCCGCCCAAGCCCGCTCGCAGCTCGAAGCCGAGCGCCGCGCCCATTCCGAGACCGTCAAAGCTCTGGAGCGCTCTCGTTTTGCCAAGGCTCCCAAGAAGATCACTCCCACCACCTCCAAAGCCGGAACCGGCGACATCGTGGAAGTCATCTTCAGTGATGTCCACGGCAACAAACACGACCCCGCCGCCATGGCCGCGCTCCTCGGCGATCTCAAAACCCTCAAGCCCGACCGCCTCATCATCGGGGGCGATTTTATTGACTGCGGCGGCTTCCTTGCCGAACACCACACCCTCGGCTATGTCGCCGAGACCGAGGATTCCTACGAGGACGACATCGCCGTCGCCAACAGCCTCCTCGACCAAATCCTCGCCGCCGCCTCGCCCTCCGAATGCCACTACATCGAAGGCAACCACGAATGGCGCGTCGAGCGGTGGGCGCTCACCCAACGCCTCGCCCACCACAAGGACACCGACCTCCTCCGCCGCACCTTCTGCCCCGAGCATGTCCTCCGGCTCAAAGACCGAGGCATCCACTACTACCACCAAGGCAAAACCCACGGCGACTGCGACACGCCTGGCTGGGTCAAAATCGACAAAGCCTTCTTCGTTCACAAAATCAGCAACGCCCGCGACGCCGCCGGGCAAGCCATGGCCAAAGCCGCTGCGAACATTGTCTTCTTCGATACCCACCGCGCCGCCTACAAGCCCATGCACCTCCCAGGCGTCGGCCTCATTTCCGCATGGAACCCCGGCTGCCTGTGCAAACGCCAGCCCCTCTACGCCAACACCCGCCCCACCGAGTGGACGCACGGCTACCTCGTCCGCTTCATCAGCAAAAAGACCGGCAACTTCCAGATGGTGAATGTCACCATCAACGAAGGCACCAGCTACGCCAGCCTCCTCCTCAAACCCAAGTCCGCATGAACAAACTCGCCGCCATCGCCCTCAAGCACAAAGCCCTCAAATACGGCATCCCTCCGAACCAAGGCTGGCTCACCCGCCAGCAAGCCGCCCGCCAACTCGGCTGCCCCGAGCGCAATGTCCACGACCTCCTGCGCGACGCCATCGAAGCCCGCGACATCGAGACCAAAAAGTTCAGCGATTGGGACGCCGCCACCATGCGCCCCGTGCAAGTCACCTGCTACCGCATCATCGAGCCCGGCACCCCCAAGCCCGCCAAATCCTCGCCCCAAGCCCTCGCAGGCATTCCGGCCCATTTGCTCGACCGGGTGCAAGCCGTCCTCGCCCGCCATCGCGGCAAGACCCCCAGCCAACTTGCAGACCTGATGCGATTCAAAGGCGAGCCGCGCATCAGCGCCAAAGCCATCCGCAGCCTCCTTGACAAGCCCCCGCAGAATAGAAGGTAGATGCCCGACGACCAAACCATAGTCGAAGGCGATGCCGGATTCCTCGGCATGGCCAGCCGCCTCAACCCGCTGCAACTCCAGCCGGGGATGGTGCAGTATTGCGAAAACATGCGCCTCGACCGTGGCGTCGCCCAGACCAGAAAAGGCGCGAAGCGGGTGGCGGAGAACATCAATCCCTCGACGGATGTTTTGTTGTTGAATTTTACGCTCGGGACAAACCGCTCGATTGCCACGCTGACTCAAGTCGGCGGGCTGGCGACGGCGAGCTTTTCCGCACCGCATAACCTCTCCAATTTAAGCTGGGTCAATATCAGCGGCGCATCCGGCAGCGAATACAATGGCGATTTTCAAATCTCTGTGACCTCGCCAACAGATTTCACCTATTCCGTAGTCTCTGGTGCTCCCGGCCTCGCAGGCGGATCGCCTATCGCCAACAATGGCCCTGTCGTTAAAACAACCTATGGCGGCGACATCATCCAGAGTGGCATCTACTCCTCTCCAAGATTTGACAATGCACGGGAATATATCGTGCTGGCCGCGCCTTCGGAGGCTTATCTGTGGCGGCACGACGCGGCCACGGTGGAGTCGGTGGCCTACCCTCTTGGCGACACGATGGAGAACGGGGATGATGTCGAGATCGTGCAGGCTTTTGATAAGCTCTACCTGCTACGCACCAGGCCGTCGGACTTAGCGCATCGAGTGCAATCCATCACCAACACCAGTGGCACCGCTCTGGTGACGATGGATTCCGCGCATGGCTACAAGACGGGCGAGGTGGTGCGGATCAGCGAATCGGAAACCCTCGGATTCAATGGCGATTGGGAAGTAACCAAAGTAAGCGACACCGAGTTCAGCTACACGCTGCCGGTCTCGGTGACTGATCCCGCTGCCGTCGGAAGGATCTTTGCCCGCCGGGTCTTGCCTGCTTTGGTCTGGGACGGGGATTTGGATAATAATTTTGAGCGCGTGGAGCAAGGGGCGCATCCACTGGGAGTGACCTACTCACGCCTGCCGAGCACCAGCATAGCGACCTTCCACAACAATCAACTCGTCATTGCCCGAAACCGCGACGAGGTGCTGGTGAGCGATGTCTTTGACGCCGAGACCTACGACGCGGTGGCCAAGGCGTTTCGCGCCAACGCAGGCTCGAATGACTACATCGTCGGTCTGCACCCGTTCAGCGAATCTCAGATTCTCGTTTTTTGCCGCAAGAGCATCTGGCTGGCCACGGCGGTCATTGGTGCGGATGGCGTCTCGATTGATCCTGCTGCCTCCAGCCTGCAACTCCTGACAAATGAGATCGGTTGCAGCGCGAAAAGAACCATCACGACAGCCGGAACAGCGGTGCTTTTCTTGAGCGACCGTGGAGTTTACCGGCTGGATAGCCAGTTCGATCTCAAGCTGCGGGGGAACACCATGCCACTGAGCGATCCGATCAGCGACCTCGTGGCGACCATCAATAACAACAGCGTCGAGACGAGCAATGCGGTGTATTTTGACAACCGCTATTTTTTGGCCGTCCCAACCGGGGAAAGTGCGATCCCGAATGCGGTCTTTGTTTTCAACATGCTGAACGCCCAGTGGGAGACGAAGGATGTTTTCCCATTCGGCGTGGATCGGTTGCTGGTGAGCGACTACGGCACGCAGCGCCGTCTTTTTGCCAGCTCGCGCTACGGCAGCCTCTACCTGATCGATGAAAACGAAGATGGCAATGATGATGGAGCTTTTGGCAGCAGCCAGACTCCCGTCGCGGCCTCGCTCCTAACTCGCCGCTATGGGTGGGGAAACCTCAACGCCAAGCGCCTGCTGCGCGTCAAAGCCAGCACGGTCCTGCCCGCTGGAAGCGCCTACTCGCTCGATGCGGTGACGACGGATTACGACAATGACTTTGAAATCGCCGCCCTCAGCAATGCGACGGGCAGCCAAGAGGACTACACCCTCAAAACGCCGCTGCGCTGTAAAGCCACGGCTTTAGACCTCCGCTACCGCACCACCGCAGGCCGCCCGATCCTTCGACAAATCACCGCCGAGGCCGCTCTCACTGGCCCTGCCAGCTCCGAAACCCGCACCCTTAACTAATCATGGCAACACTTACCCCAGGCTATACTTTTACATCCGGCGAAGTCGTGACCCCGGCCAAGCTCAACAGCGCGGCGTCTCCGACACTCGCTCCCGCAACCATCACAAACGCCGACATCTCGCCGACTGCGGCGATAGCAGACACAAAGTTGGCCACTATTTCTACGCCCGGTAAAATCTCTGGAGCGGCAATAAGTGGGGACATCGCTACTAGCAATGTCACGGCGACCGGCAATGTCACGGCGACCGGCAATGTCACGGCGACCGGCAATGTCACGGCGACCGGCAATGTCACGGCGGCCAAAGTGGTGGGGAGATTGGCGGATGGGACGCTGAATGTTGTTTCGTCGGTAGTGACTATGACCTCGGCAAATCCTGGCGTCGTCACATGGACCGGGCACACTCTGCAAAATGGCGACATCGTAGAGCTATCGACCACAGGCGCTTTGCCAACGGCTATTGCTGCCGGAACGGAATACTATGTGGTCAATGTCGCCGCGAACACATTTCAAATTTCCGCGACCTCTGGGGGCACGGCTATCAACACCACCGCAGGCGCTCAATCGGGCGTGCATACAGCCCGCTTTGGCCGTGGATCCATGCAAAATGGATTCGTCACCACCAACAAAATCGCCGACGGCTCGATCACGGCCTCCAAGCTGGCAGGGAATGTCGATCAGTTGGCAACAGCCTGGGTGCTTTTCGACGGCGACATTACCGACTCTGTAGTGGCCGGTGCTGTCTTTACCCGCCTCACGGCTACTAAAATCCAAGTCACCCGCGAAGCTACGCCAGGCCATGGCCTCAAGAATGGAAACTGGATTACATTTAACAACCTTACCGGGTTTTACGCTTTCTTGAACGGAACATGGGAGGTGCAGAACGCTACCTCAACGACTTTTGAGTTCAATTTGACAAGCGCTACGACGCCTTCAGCGGCGGTCACAATTACAACCGCCAACCCCGCAGTAATCACTTGGCCGGGCCATGCTTTGGCGGCTGGTCAGAAAGTTGTTTTTTCCACCACAGGAACGCTGCCCTCCGGTATCACGGCAGACGCAGAATATTATGTCAAAACGCCCACTGGATCAAATTTTAATATTTCTTCGACGCTCAATGGTGCAGCCATTGCCACCACTGCCGCAGGCACCGGCACGCAAACCGCCACTCTCATCGGCGTCATGACATCGCAGATTTTCAGCCCCGTCGCCATTAAACGCAAATATAACATCGGCAAAGTTGGCCGCCTTGACCTCGGCAAATACCGAGTCTTTTTTGAGGTAAAGCCGCTGACCGTCGATTACATCTCACTAGGATCTGCCGCAGACGCAACTGGCGATGCGGTAGGACTCGTTGGGGCTACGGCGCAGACTCTCGACTACGCCGATATCGTCACAACAAATTATGTTGGGACCAACGCAAACTACGACGGAATCCGCTTAGTCGTCTTCGGAGGCTAATGCAATGCTCCCCTGGGAACGCGCCCGCAATTGGCATGACGAACACACCACCGAACCCTTCGAGTCCCTCCTCGCCTGGCACATGGCCCACGGCCTCGTTTTCAACACACCGCAAGTCTTCCTCCTCGCCCACGAAGTCCACTACGATCCCACCACCAACACCATGACCTACGACCTCCCCCCCAACGCCTGGTTCGTCGAGCTCGCCGCCTCCGTCGGCCACACGAACCCCGTCCGCGAATTCATGCGCGTCGCCACACACCCCCAAGAGTGGGCCATCTGGCACCGCCGCAACTCCTTCGAGCCCCACGCCTACCTCTGGCACAAACTCGCCCGCCGCGTCGGCCTTGGAGGGACGACCTCCGTGTCGTCCGTAGCTCACGAAAGGGGGGTAGAGTAATGGGTGGCAAAGGACCTAAAAAACCAAAGATGCAGCCGGTGCCCGAGGCCGCCGAGCCGCTGGACTATGATAAAATGTTCAAGGCAGCGCGGGAGAACTCGCGCCTCATCAGTCAGGACCAGATCGACCAACTCAAATCGGCCTATCCCGAGTTTGAAAAGCTCCAACTCGGCACGATTGATAAAGTCTCAGCCAACCTCAACAACGAATCCTACCGCGAGGCCAAGTCCGGACTGGATGCGGTAGACCCCCGCAACAACGCAATCTCGAGGCAACTTAACGCCTCCGCCCTAGCCGATCTTCAACTCGGACGCGCTTTAAGCCCCGAGCAAGAACGCGCCGCCACCCAAGCTGCCCGGGCCGGAATGTCCGCCCGTGGCCTCGGCGTCGGCAACGCTGCCCTTGCCGCCGAAGTGCTCAACCGTGACGCCTACGCCAGCCAGCGCGAAGCGCAACGCCGCACATTTGCAGGCGCTGTCATGGCCGACACGAATCAGACCGCCCTCAATGTCGCCAACCAGCGAATGAACTACGACCCCTACCAGAGGGCCTTTGCCCCCGGAGCCTCCTTCGGGCAAGGGCTGAGTGGCCAAGTGGGCGGAATGGTCGGCCAAGCCTACGGAACAGCTCTTAATACAGTTACAAACACAAATTCATTTAACGCCAACATGCTTGAATCCCGCCGCAACACGGTGCAAAACAACAACGCCGCCCTCCAAAGCGCCTACATGGGAGCCAAGGCCAGCGAAAATGCCGCTAACATGGGCCTCCAGGGAGCCGCCATGGGAGCCAGCGCCGTCGTCGGAGCCGCCGCCGCCGCTTGCTGGATCGCCCGCGCCGCTTTCGGCACGGCCACCGCCCGGTGGAAGGACTACCGCCGCGCCATGCTCCGCCATGCCAGCGACCGCACCATCCGACTCTACTGCCAGCACGGCCAAGCCATCGCCGCCGCAATCACCACCCCCCTCCGCCGCCTCGCCGCCCGCCTCACACTCCGCACACTTGAATGGTCCTGGAACTAACAGAGAAAATCCGGCTCGAAGGAGCCCAACGCGCCTGCACGCCAGAAGAAACTTTGGATCGTATGCGCCCGCATTTCCACACCGCAGGCATTACCCGCCTCGCCGAGATCACCGGGCTCGACCGCATCGGCATTTGTGTGGCTCAGTGCATGCGGCCCGACGCCATCGTTCTGGCCGTGGATTCCGGTAAAGGAGCCACCATCGAAGCCGCCAAATGCTCGGCCATGATGGAGGGCTTCGAGCGCCATGTCGGTGAAACCAGCCGCCCGCCCCACACCCTGGCCTCTGCCGCCCAACTCGGCGACCTCGCCGAGACCCGCTTGCCCATGATCAAAGGCGCGGTCTTCCACCCCTATGCCGTCATGCCCTGGACCGAGGTTTTGGGTCTGCGCAGCGGAGCGCCCCGCATGGTGCCCACCGACGCCGTGCGACTCATCGCCCGCCCCGATCCCGCTCCGCTGACCAGCCTGCCATTTGCCTACACCAGCAACGGCCTTTCCTCTGGCAACACTTACGCCGAGGCCGTCGCCGGGGGGCTCTACGAGTGCATAGAGCGCGACTGCACCGGCATCGCCCAGCGCCGCTTGCAGGATTTTCCACGCGTCGATCTCGACACCATCACCGACCCCACCGTCGCCCGCCTCGTCCGCACCCTGCGCGAGGCCGATGTCACCCCGGTCCTCATCGATGTCACCAGCGACATCGGCGTGCCCGCCTACATTTGCTACCTCATCGACTGCGACAAAGGATTTGGCGTCAACAAAGGCTACGCCGCCCACCTCGACCCCGCCATCGCTCAAGCCCGCGCCATCACCGAGACCATCCAAGCCCGCGCCGTCTGGATCGCTGGGAGCCGAGACGATTTCTTCCACCACCTCCACGAGAAGGTCAAATCCACCGACTCCGCTGCGGTCCTCGCCCGCCTCTACAAGTCCGCCACCATCAGCGCCAACGCCCACCACGACCGCTCCGGCGAGACCTTTGAGGAGGACATCGACACCCTCCTCTCGATGCTCGAAGCCGCCGACATCCCCGAGCCGCTGGTTTACGAATTTGAACACCCCTATCCCTGCTCGGTCGTGCGAGTCATCGTGCCGACCCTCGAAGGCTACACCTTCGACTACGCCCAACCCGGCCCCCGCGCTCTTTCCAAATGACACCACAGCTCATCGCCTACCCGCCCACCCACGAAACGACTTACCATTACCGCATCGACGGCATTGAGCATTTGTCGCCGTGCGATGTGCGAATTTTGTTTCGAGACGGGAAATTTATCCGCACGGCCCTGCCTTTTCCCGAACCCTACGACTTAGAGCATTGGAAAATCCTCGGTCTGGTCGCCCAAGAAATCGAAAAATTCGCATCCAAATGACACTCAAAGTTGCTGACTTCCACACCCGCTTCACCGACGGCCTCCGCGAGATCATTTCCCCTGCGAAATCCATGGAGGAACTCATGGATCACTTGGCAAAAATTTTCCCAGCCTACCACGCCGCCGTTTACTCCGACGGCAAAATCCCACGCTTTTACATAGTTTTCCGCAACGACGACGACATCCGCTACCTCGATGGCATGAAGACCTCCCTCTCCGAAAACGATACCGTCACCATCATGACCGCATTCGCCGGAGGCTAACCCATGAAAATCTTTTTCGGCCCCACACGCCCCAGCAACATCCCCGCCGATACCGACCTCCGGCCCCCGGCGCAGCAAGGCGACATCGCCGCCGCCGCGCTCGAAGGGCCAGACACCCTCATTCTCCTCGACGGATTCTTTCACCAAAGCCTCGCGCCGTGGCATAAGGAAATCCTCTTCGCCATCGAGCAGGGTTGCCGCGTCATTGGCGCAGGCAGCCTCGGAGCCCTCCGCGCTGTCGAGTGCGCCCGCTACGGAGCCGAGCCCGTCGGCCTCATCGCCGAATGGTATGCCGACGGCACCTGCACCGACGACGCCGATGTCGCCGTCGCCCACGGCCCCGCCAGCGAGGACTACAAAAGCTACACCATCCCCTTGGTGAACATCCGCGCCACGCTCGACGCCCTCTCCGCCGATGGGTTCCTCCCCACCGCCGAAGCCCGCAAGCACCTCGCTACCATCTCCCGCATCTACTACCCCGAGCGCACCTGGTCCGCCATTGAGGCCGTGCTACCGGCATTGGATTTCCAAGCACTCAAGCACAACCTCATCGATCAAAAAGCCAAAGACGCCGAAGCCGCCATCCGGCACGCCCAGCAAGCCCCGCCGCCCGCCACCCGCGATCTCCCCCGGCACATCCACACCGCCTATTTCACCGCCCTCCTCGCCAACGACCTCCCCTCCGCATCCGGCCAACGCCAGCACCACCTCGCCAGCGAGACCGACCGCACCCTCGCCACCGACCGCCACCTCGTCGCCGAACTCGCCCAACTCCTCGGCATCGTCACCACCCCCGAGGACATCTTCGCCGCCAGCACCCGCATGTGGCACCGACTCGGCATCACCGATTCCGCCGCCGCCCAATCCTGGCTCAACGCCAATGCCTGGACGGACCAGCAATGGTTCGCCCACGCCCAGCGCGAAGCCCTCCGCCAAGCCGCCCGCGATTGGCACAACGCCACCGGAGCCTGCCTCGACACCGTCCCCCTCACCCTCGCCCACAACCTCCTCAACCCCGCCTAACCCATGCAATACGCCCCCGCCGTCACCGACCGCTCCGCCGAGATTTACGCCCAAGGAGCCAACAACGCCACGAACATCCGAGCCCAAGGCCAAGCCAACTTCCAAAACTCCCTCACCTCGTCCTTCAACACCGCCATGGGGATGGTGAATAGCAATATTCAAAAATCCGAAGAAAACCGCATCGCCTCGGACGGCGCCAACGCCAAGTTCGACATGCTTAAGGATTACAAAAAAACCGACGGGCAGCCCCTTTTCACTCAAGAAACCATCGATAAATTCGACACCATGCCGCTTGGCAAACGGCAAGGCATGGTCTCAACGGCTGAATCTGTCATGGATCACGACCTCAAGCGCTGGATGTATCAGACCCAATACAACGCCCAAGCCAACCGCGTGAACGCTAACATGCTCGCCCAGCAACCTGCTCCGAATCAGCAGCCCTACACCGGAGTGCCAGCAGCCGCCCCCACAGCCCAGCCGCAGGCCAATCCCGCCGGCGGGATCAACATGAACTTCGTCAAATAACATATGGACGACCCCCTCCCCTCCGACCTAGACGCCTTCGCCCAGAACTACAATATGCCCGGCGCCGTGCCTCCCCCGCCGGCCAAGGCATCCAAAGGCAACAGCTTTGACTTTGGCAGCATCGTCGTGCAATCCGCCGAGGATTTCGCCCGGTTGCCAGAGTCCCAAAAGCAACTCCTGCGGAACATGAAGCAGGGCATCCAATACACCCCGCAAGCCGCAGCCGAATTCGTCGAGACCTTCAACACCCGCGTCATGGAGCAGTCCACGCCAAAAGCCCAAGCCGAGGCGTCCGCAGCTCAGTTATCGGCCCGCAAAACCCAACTCGATATCGGCAAGCTCGAGCAGGAGGCCATCGCCAAGGCCAAAGAGCAGGCCGAGCTCAACACGCGCAAGCAGCTCGTCCTCGAAAAAATCGACAAATACACAACCCCAACAGGCCCAAACTCAACGCTTTTAACAGACCTTGTGGGCAAGTGGGACGGCACAGCCGGCGCTGCGATGGATTCTGCTGGCTGGGATGACCAACGAGCCGCCCAACGAGCCGATCTCGAGCGCCTCGTCAACAACGATGTCCTAGAGCTCACCAAATTCCTCAAGCCCGTTTCCCAGGACGAATTGAAATTCCTCAAAAGCATGAGCCCCCGCCTGCACCAGAACGACACCATCTGGAGGGAATATCTCCTCGACGCCAAGTCCCGCATCGAAGGCATGGGTGGATCCACTTCCGCCCCGCAAACAGCCGCTCCTCAAGCCGCCCCCGCACAACCCCAACAACCCGCCACCCAAAACATTCGCAAAACTCCAGCAGGCGACCTCATCCAACTTCCCAATGGCAAATACTATCCCGCTCAATTCTACCGCCCTTGAGGACAGGGAATATTCCCAAGATGAAGTAGATGCCATGGCAGCCGCCGAGCTGCCGGTGCAGGACGCCCCCATTCCCCCGAACGCCTCTACGGCAATCGCCGCAAGCGGAGCGCCTGAACAGACAGGCTCACCCGAACTGATCACCGGGGAGGGGGCTCTTTCTGCCCGTGGACCCGCCATGGGCCCCGTCGCACAGCTTGAAGATCGTGAATACACGGCCGAAGAAATCGACCTACTTGAGCAAGCCAACCAACCCAAAGGATATACTCAAGACGAGGTGGACAAAATGGTCGTCGCCGCCCTTGAAGACCCAAACTACATCCCCACACGCGACGAGTATTTCGACCAAAAGGCCACCAAGGAGCGCCTCAAGGCCCAAGGCAAAATCCCCGGCAATGGCGAGCTCGCCGCAAAAGCCGTCGGAGGCTTGTTTGTCAGCGCCTTTGATGCCTTCAACTCCACGCTCTTCTCGCCCGTAGAGACTCTCGCCAAATCCCCCGCCACGCTCCAGACCGGCATCGGCCGCGCTGCCCTTGGTGCCATGCAGCTCGGAGGCTGGGCCAAGCAGGCTCTGGAAGGCCAGCCTAAATATCTCAACGAGGCCACGGGAGAGTTTCTTTTTGCCGAGGCGCAAAACCCAATGATCCTCGCCGGGTTCCAAGAGCGATATCCAAATCAACCGATCCGCCCGACCAACGAGGAGGATCTTAAGGACTACGAATTTCAAAATCACATCAAAGAAAAAGGCATCGACGCTGAGTATCAAGCCCTCGGGCAAAAGACCGCCCCAACTGAGTTGCTCACCCGCGTGCTTACCGGCCGCAATCAGCAAGAGACGCCCATCGAGTCGCAGGCGCAGGTGCTTGAGATCGCCACCGACCCGACCAACCTCATCCCCTTCGGCGCCGGTGCAAAAACCCTCGGCCTCTCCCGAGGCATGAAGATCGTCAGTGCCAAGACCGCCAGCGGCATCGAAAAACTCGCAGGCGGCCTTGTCAAAGGTAACGACATCCTCGCCGAGCGTTTCGCCAGAGTCGTCACCGAAAAGACCGGCGTCAGCCCGCAAAACATCTCTGCCGCTGCAAACGCCATGACCTTTGGCCGGAATGTCGGCATCGGCGGCGGTATCGCCATGGGTGCCACAGCCCTCGGAGCCCCGCCAGAAGTCAGCGCCACCATTGCCGGGTTCTACCCCGCCTACAAAGCAGGGCTCGGCGTGCTCCGCAAGATCGAGACCGGAGCCGGAGCCAGCAAGATCATCCTCCGCGAATCCGCCGACGCCACCAATGGCCTGGACCAAGCCGCCCGAGCCGCCGTGTTGGCGAACCCCGCCGTGCCTTCCATTTTCAAAGAAGTCCTCGAGCGCCCAAGTCAGTTCGTGAGCATCGAGTCCACGCCCGCCCGCCTCGCTGCAAATCAAGCCCTCTCGCCGCAGATGCGTGCCTTTATGGGCAAGCTCTCAAATCCCGCCATCGTCCAAGCGGTGCGTGGATCCAGCGCCCTCGCCACAGGTGCCGCAAAAGGTGCCGCAGCAAATGTTCCTTTCGCCCTCCTTGCAGCCAATGCCGGTCAGGACGAAGACGCCGCCGCCATGCTCGCCATGGGCGGAACCTTCGGCGCCCTGGGCGGAGGAGTGGACCGCTTCACCGGCCTCCAGCAACGCCGCCAACAAGCCGCCCTCAGCGATGTGTCCCGCATGCTCGTCGATATCGAACTCAACGGCGGAGATGTCGGAAAAATGATGGCCACGCAGACGCCTGACAACCTCGTCAGGCTCGCCGCCATGCAGGGCACCTTCCGCAACGGTCTCGACTTCGTTCCCCTCAGCGCCGAGGAATACGCCAAAAATGTAGACGCCCAAGGCGGATCCGGAACCGCCGGCATGTTTGTGCAGGCCCCACTCGGCGAACGCGCCAAGGTCTTCATCAACCTCGACGCCCGCCGTGGAGGAGTCGAGCCCCACGAATTCGGCCACGCCCTCCTCGCCAGCGGAGCTCTCGATGGACAGCAAAAATACGCCGCCCGCGCCTGGGTCGATAAAACCTACGGCCCCGAAGGTGTCCAAGCCCGCGCCGCCGAATACGCCAGCAACATCATCCGAGGCAAAAACGCCAGCGCCTTCCCCGACGGCAACTTCGAGATCAGCCCCGGCACACTCACCGCCGAGATGGAGAACCTCAGCCAAGGCGGCCTCGCCCGAGGCGACATGGACGGCCTCGACTGGGCCCGCGACGAAATATTTGCTGAAACATTTGCCAAGGCCAGCAACACCATGGATTTCGCCGCCATCCGCCGAGGAGCCCCCGCCGGAGGCAACATGCTCACCTTCGCCGAGAGCGTCCTCGGAGCCCAAGCCCGCTCCCTCAGCGCCAGCGGTGTGCGCATCGACCCCCAGACCGGCCAAGCTCTCGACACCCCCGGCAGCCTCTTCAAAGAGAACCCAATCCTCGCCACCGACAAGGCCCTCCTCAACCAGCTCGGCACCTACATCAACAACTACCGCCAGTGGGCCAACGACCCCACCCACGAAAAGCCCCGCCCAAACCGCATCGCCCCCAGCGGCCGCGCCAGCGACATCGCCAATAACCCCCAGGTCACATTCTACGACCGAGGTGACGGCGTGAAGGCTACCACCTTTGCCACGCAAGACCCCGCCACCGGCCAAGCCATCCTCCGCGACCAGCGCGACCTCAACAAAGAACACGCCAAGGTCAAAGAGCAGATCCGAAACATCGTCGGCTCTAAACTCATTCCAGACTCCAACCCCGTCCTCGGCCCCAAGAAGACCGCAGATGGCCGCGTCACCGTGCGAGGCCGAGTCCTCCCGCCCAGCTTCGATTTCCTTAATGGCTTCATGCCCCACATCCGCGCCTTCGCCCGTCAGTTCGAGGCCCTCGGAGCCGCTGGCGAGAGCATGCAGGTCCGCTACCACGCCATCGGCAGCGGAGACACCGGCGCCTTCCGAGTCAACCGCCTCGGCAACCTCGAAGCCATCACCCGCGAAGTCATCCCATGGGGATGGGAACTCACCAAAGCCGGAAACCTCAACGCCACCGTGCTCGACCTCTCGCAATTCCGCAACCGCGCCATGCGAGGCATCGCCGAGCGCAACCCCGCCCTTGCCCCCTTCGATTACGACATGGGCAAGATCGAAGCCGACCTCAAGACCTACATGGAGAACCACCGGCAGGAACTCCCCGGCAACACCAAGATCGGCGACGAGAAGCGAGACGCCATCAACGCCATCCTCGGCATCGCCACCACCAAAAACCGCGAGCGCAACGCCCTTTCCGGCAGCTTCGGCCCCGGCAGCGCCATCAAACAATTCCGCCTTGACCGCGTAGACGCCGCCGTAGGCACCGGCCGCACCGGCTTCCACTTCGACTACGACCGCGCCAACCGCAACTTCATGCCCGACAAGCCAGCCCCCATGCCGGACTTGTCGAGGGATTTGCCAGGGCAGGCCACGCCGGATGCGGCAGGACCTACAGATGCTCCCGTAGAACAAGGATTCAAAGTTCCCGAGATTTACAAAGTCATCCCCGGTCCAAACGGCAAATCTCGCGTCATCAATGCCGAAGGGAAAAAAGTCACAGATTATCCGACTCTTGAAAAAGCAATGGCCCGCGCTACGGAGGAAAACAATTTGCTCGCTCCGATGTCTGATCTCAAAAAATTATTCAAAAGCCGAGAAGACAGGCAGGCCATCACAGATGCTCAGAAACGCATTACTGAAGTTGCAAAAAACAACCCAGAAGCAACCAGGCTGGAAATCCAACGAGATGAAACCGGCCTGCCTAAAATCGACCTATTGGAAGATTCAGATGGGAATCCAATTTTAGATGAAAAAGGCAATCAAGTGCGTGGCGTGGTATTTGCAAAAAAAGAATACGAGCTACGCAAGGCGCCCGGCCTTAGCAAGGATGACAACACCGCAGTAAAACAAGGCGTGGCGCTTCTCCTTCCAGAAGCCAAAAGAGTTTTAGGCATTCCAGCCATTGCCGCCGGGAACGGATGGTATGGACGCATGCGAGATTTCTTGCAGCGTTCTTTCGGCGCAAACATCGAAGTGTTTGGGCAACTCCTCGGGGCCACATCCGCTCGCACTCCTGTAGATACCAATTTCAAACAGGCGCTTGAAGCCGTGAAACTGGTTGCTCTTGGAAAATACGACGACTTGTTGCAGCGCTTCGACGCGCATGTCATGGCAATCAAAGCAAAGGCAGACTCAGGTCAACTGAAGACAGAATGGCTTGCGAAAAACCCAAGCAAGCGCGAGTCGATGTTTGTTCTCAATGATGAGTATCGAAAGGCAATCAATACCTTCAAAGATGTCCCTCTTCGTGAAAACGGAGCAAAATACAACGCAAACTCTCAAAAGGTTCTGCATGCTCTATACGGCATCTGGCTAAGTCAGACCAAGGGCCCAAAGACTCCAAACTTCGCAGGCAACCTCACTGGGCGGACATTGCGAGCCACCATCGATGTGTGGGCAGCACGCAACCTTCGCCGCCTGCTCTACTCGAACAAAATCAAAAAGTGGCGCATCCTGCCAGAGCAGGAGTCCGGTGTGAAATACACCGTGGACAAAGACGGAAACTATGGCGGCGACTTTGAATTCGGCCAGCGCATTTACGACGAGGTAGCACGCCAGCTCAATATGAACCCGGACGACCTGCAAGCCGTCATGTGGTTTGCCGAAAAAGATGTTTGGGAAACGAACGGTTGGACGAACACCGTGGGCGCCGAGAAAAGCTCGTTTGATAAAGAAGCCGGCAAGCTCAACCTGGACCGATACCAGATCGGCCTCACCACATTCACAAGCGCCGAAAATTTTGATCCCAAGGTGCAAGAAGCCGAGCGCATCAGCTTCCGAAACGCAGTCAGAAAAGTTCCCAACCTCGCCGTCTCCCGCATCACCGAATCCAGCGGCCTCTACGGGGGCACGCTGGAGCCGACTTTCGATGTCGAATTCAGCGTCCAGCGCGATGCCAAGATCGATTCGCAAAACTACCTTGAGCCAACCATCCGAGAAGCCCTCGCCATCGCAGACCGACGCGGGCAGATCGATGTGCTCACCTCGCTCGTTGTCGATGCGGACCATCCGAACGCACGGCCCATGGTCGAGGTTGGTTTCAAATCACCGGCCAAGCCCGCCGAGATCGACGCCGTCGTCGAAGCATTCAAAGCAAACGGCATCGACGGCTTCACTATAGCAAAAAACGAACGCGGCGATGTGCTCGGGCTCCGCTCTCAGTATGTGCCAGAAATCTCTGCCCGCTATGACACGCTGGACCATTTGGATCCTGCAAAATTTGTGCAGAATGCACTTGCATGGACCAACAGCTCACGAACAGCGCTTGCTCAAATTCAAAACATCGACAATGTTAGTTACAGAAAGGAAGGACATGTCTCCTCTGCAATCTATGGAAAAGAAGAATACCGAACCGTCAACCCCGTTGACCTACGCCGAAGCAATGCGGCAGATCAATTGGGGCGCCGGAGATCGATCCTTAGCCCCGGATCCTAAGACCGACCGCGTCTTTATCACCACCACAGGCACCACCGATCCAAATTGGGAGCCTGGTGAGGAAGATTGGAAACGCCTCGCGGAGCTTTTTCGCGGGTAGAAACATTTTAACCCAACCCAACGCCCCGAGCCAAAAGCCGGGGCGTTTTTTTATAACCCCCAAAACCTCTGCGCCTCCGCCTGCCGGACGGCTCGCGCATAGGTTTTGTTCACCATCTGCGGCGACGAGTGCCCGAGGAAAAACGCCGTCTTCCCCGCATCCTGCCACCTTGCCAAGTGCATCGAGGCCGCTGTGTGGCGCAGGCAATTTTGCGGCCACTCCTCCCACTTCATTTTCTCTGCCAGCGCCGTCCGCCCGCGCTTGATGAAATCCTCCTCCAAGCAGTCCCAATCCGCCGGCAGATGCCGCCGCAGGGCAGGCAGAATCGGCACATAGCGCTTCCGAGGCACCGGATCCGTGGACTTGATCTGCGGCACCAAAATCTCCGCCTCCTCCACATGCTCCGGCTTCGCCCGCCACACCTCGCTCGTCCGCATCCCCCCAAAAACTCCCAGCACCAACCACGCCCGCAGCCGATTCTTGGATGCTGTCAAATCCAACAACCGCTCCACATTTTTCGGCGTGAGCAAATGGTGCGTGGTCGTCCGCGCAGGCACATCAATCTTCAGCACCGGATTCCGCTCCGCCAAATCGTAACGCACCGCCCAGTTCCAAACCAGCCGCAGGTAATCAAAGCCCTGCTTCGCCGTCGTTCCGGTCCACTCTGGGCGGGTAAGGAACCTGTCGATGTGCCCCGGCTTGATATCGCACAGATCCATCGGCCCATGCTCCGCCACAAATTTCCCCCACCACCAAAGCAACAGCCGCTTGTGATTTCCCTCCTTCAGCTTCGGCATGCGAACCAGATTAAACTCCCGCCAAACCTGCGCCACGGTCATCCCCGCCGCCTGCTCAAAAGCCTCCGTCCCTCGGGCCTGTAGCTTCGTCAAAAGAGCATCCCGGTGCAGCGACGCCTCCAAGCGAGTCTGAAAAAAAGTCCGTTTCTCAATGCCATTGATTCGGGAAAAAACCACATGCTTGGCCGCCCCCCGCACCGTGGCCTCCCGAAGAGTGATCAAGGGCGTGTTGCGTCCTGTTGCGTCCGTTGCGTCCATTTACCCATTTTCAGCCATTTCCACGAATTTTCAAACATATTGACGAAGAAAGCAGAAAAGCCCGCCGAACCAGTATCCATGGGGCTCAGCGGGCTTTTAGAAGGGGAGCCGATGACGAGACTCGAACTCGTGACCTATCGATTACGAATCGCAGATGGAGGATTGGTTTTCATTGTTTTGCGAGGGCGTTGCGCCCATGTTGCGTCAAGGGCTTAGTTTTGGCTGAGGGTGGGAAGGGCTTGGCGCATGTAGTGCTGGGCGTGCGGATGGAGGTAGGCGACTTGCTGGGGCGGAGTGGCGATGGTGTGGAAATGCTGCTCTTGCACGGTGCCGTCGAGCCATCGGGCTCGGAGGATTTGGACATACAGGCCGTTGGCGGGCCAGCTGTCGCGGTAGCAGCGCTTGAGCTCGAGGGTGCAGGGGGTGACGCCGACGACATCGCCGTTGAGATCGATCATGGCGCCGCTGGGTGCGCTGTGGATGGTGACGGTGCGGTCAGTGAATTTGGCTTCCCACTCGCGTTTGCTGGCTTCGGGGTCGATGGTGCTCTTGGGCGTGGCGCAGGCAGTGAGGAACATGGCCGCGAGGGCGAGGAGGTGGAGTGATGTTTTCATTTGGTCAGGTCGTGGATTTGCGCCGTCCACCCTTCTGGTAGCGTGCGGTCTTGGGAGTTGAGGATCCACCACCGGAGGTCTCGGTAGAGGGACGGATCAATTTGCCCTGGGGCGTGGCGTTTCCCGGCTCGTTCATCATCCAGTGGGGGCTGTCGGGCATGGCTTGGCCCATTTTGGATTTGCGGTCTTCTTCCATCATGGTGCGGATGGCTTTCTGAACCATCTTGGAAAAATCGGTGGGGCAGTAGGCGTTTTCTGGCTTGGCGTTGTGCTCTTCGACCATTTTTTTCAAATAGTCGTGGAGCTCTTTTGGCATCGAAATATTCACTTTCGAGGCGCCGGTTTTCGTTTTCATATTCCCACTAGTAGCACCAAATACTACCGAGTGCAAAAATAATTTTTGACTCGCCGAGCTAGTGTTTATGGGCGTGTCAAGTGTTTTTTTCGTATGGGGTGATCACCCCATTTATTTTTTTTCTTTACCGAGTAGCACCAGTTTTATTCAGTAGCACTCATGCAAGGTGCATATGTAAAAATCTCGGTGAGCATGCCGGACGAAATCTACGGCTTTCTCAAAACGAAAAGCAAAGCGGGCGGGACTCCTATTAGTCGGCTGGTGGCTCAAGCGGTGAGCCGCATGGCGGTGCTGGAGACCAAAGCCAAAACCAAAGGGGGGGCAAGGAAATGAAATCTGCGGGGGAGATCGCAAGTGCTTTGGGTGTGGCAAAGGAGACGATTGAGTCGTGGGCTCGGGACTCAAAGATTCCGGCGTTTAAGGTGGGGCGGAGCTGGAAATTTATCGAGGCGGATGTGCTGAAGGCTCTGCGGCTGTCGGGGAATGACCTGTCTCGTGCGATGGGGAGGGCGGCCTGATGAAACTCTGGCACTGCCTGGCGAATGGGATCTTCGGGCCTTTTGGGGACTACATCTTGGCGGCGACCCCTGCGGAGGCGCGGCTGAAATTTTACAGGGAACACAAGTGCACACCCACTCGGGTGGTGCTGGAGAGATAATTTTTATGGAACACGAAGCAATAGTGCGTCAGTTGCAGTTCGCGTGGGAATTTGCCCTCGCTGTCGGCCCAGCCGTTGTGCTGGGGGTCGCAACCTACTGGGTCACCACATGGGGGGAGGCACGATGAGCGCTTTCTGGGTGATCGATAAGGAGTCTTACGGCGAGAACATCGGAACGAAAACGGTTTTCGGGCCGTTTGAGACGAAAAAAAACGCCGAGAGTTTCATTGCCAACGATTTTGAAGGTTGGTGGAAGTCCACTGACCTGCCGCTCATGGACCGAGATGAGAATTCGAGCGGGACTTACTTCATTCTGGAGCAAAAGGCCGAGGTGAGGCCGGTGGCCAAGATGACACTCAAAACCGTGCTGGTGGAGGAGTCTAAATGAGCGGGATTAACCACAGAGGACACAGAGAACACGGAGGGTGGACTCCCGTTGTGGAGGAGCTGCCGGATGAGGAGACGAGTGTGATCGTGGCTACGGATGATGGGCATGTGGATGCCGGTTTCTTGCTCGAGGGCAAATGGCGCTGGCTGGATGCGGGGCTCATCAAGGTGGGTGTGTCGCATTGGATGGATTTCCCAGAACCGCCGCAGGAGGTCTCGAAATGAGTGGCTGGGCGGCGATCTCGATGGCGGTGCTCACGCTGGGCAGTTGCTGGGCCAGCTATTGCCTCGGGCAACGGGACATTCTGATTCGGCTCCGCAAGCTGCGGGAGAAGGAAGACCGCTGGCGTGAGTGGGATGCGAACAACTTGGAGGATTTTGAGGATTAAACTTATGAAACTGAACATAGTAACAGGAAAACTACAGCGGGCCCAGCGGGTCTGCTTTTATGGGGTGGAGAGCGTTGGGAAGACTACGCTGGCCGCCAAAATGCCGCAGCCGGTCTTTCTCGATGTGGAGAAGGGGACGGCGCACCTGGATGTGCCTCGGCAGGAGATCGGGTCTTGGGCGGAGCTGCTGGAGGTGGTGCGGGAGCTGGCCTCGGGGAGCTATGGATACAAGACGGTGGTGCTGGATTCCATCGACTGGGCGGAGCGCCTGTGTATCGAGGACTTGAAGGCGGAGAAGAAGATCAAGTCGCTGGAGGAGATTCCGTATGGCAAGGGCTTTACGATGGCCTCGGAGCGGATGGCTCGTTTCCTCAACGATCTGGATCGGCTCATTGATGCGGGGATTCATGTGGTGCTGATCGGTCACGCTCAGGTGAAGCGGGTGGAGCCGCCGGATCAGGTGCAAGCCTATGATCGCTATGAGCTAAAGCTCATCAAGCAGACGGGGCCGCTGGTGAAAGAATGGGTGGACCACCTTTTCTTTCTTAATTTCAAGACTCGCATTGTCGAGAGCGAGTCGGGCAAGGCCAAGGGCCGCGGTGGCAAGGAGCGGGTGCTCTTTACGACGCATGCGGCGGCTTACGATGCGAAGACTCGCTCGGAGCTGGCGGATGAGTTGCCGCTCGAATACTCGAGCATTTCCTCCCTTTTCGGGGGGGTGAAGGCTCCGGTGGTGGCTGCGGCTGCGGCTTATGCGGCGGCGGAACCTCTGGAGACTTTTCTCGAGCCGCATGCGGAGGTCGTGAATGCCTGGTTGCTCGCTAAGGGCAAAATCTCGGAGGGCCAGACTTGGCGGGACATGCCGCCGGCGCTTCGGGACCAAGTCTCGGCGAGGCCGGAGGATTTCCTCAAGGCGGTAACGAAGGCGG